TTACCGCCTTCAGGTATAATTTCAGGGTAAAGATTTATCATGCGGGCGTCTGCCGCATTGACTGATCTGGTTACATAAGAAGAGCCGAGGATAGGCGTCTTCATTAGTAGTTGCCTGCATAGATGTTAAAGCGCTGGCGGCGTTGCATCATGCTGTAAGGCAACGCCATGACGTCGTCAGGATTATTGACGCGTTTCAGATCGCGTTTCGACGCCATAGCGATACGGCTAACTGTAGGTGATGGCTCGACGCCAAACTCAGGAGCAATTTCACAAGCCAGATTATATCTAAACGCGCGCAAATAACCCGGCGGAAATAACAAAGGCGTCGCCAATGTCGCTGGCGTATCGAGCGTAGAAACAGAAATAAAATGCCATTCCAACACACGCGTCGGAACAGGATAAATGCTCATCGTAATGTTAGGATATGTCATGTTGACAAATATGACCTGCGGATAAGTGCTGGTAACAGTCTTAACGGCAATACCATCATATTGTTGTTGATTAATAATTTTAATGCCAAATGAAACGTTTGTTGACGGGTCTCTAAAATATGTCGCGTCATCTAGACGAATCGGGCGATTGCCTACAAAGTCGCCGGTAGGGCCAAGTGTCTGAACACGAAAGTTTGGCGTCCAGAGAAATGTTTGATCTTGAGTGCAGAAAACTGACAGACGCTCGGTATTCCAAGAGTCTATCATTTGATTCATAGCTGCTAAGGCATCATTAGCTGTCTCAGAAGAAGGCGTTTCGCCTTCAGCCAGCATCCCTATCAGTCTCAGGGCGCCGCAGATCTGGTCGTATGCCGAATACGTTGTCATCATCTACCTTTTGTCTGCGCCCGCGTCGCGAAACTATAGCATTGGTCGGCTCTTCAGTCACCTCACCGGGGACAAATTGATCCCAACCATGTTCCTCGTCATGCGCCACTTCGAGATTAGATGTAGCGACTTTTACGCCATGAATAGGATGACGAAGATAATAAACAGCCATATTAACTCCTATGAGGGCCAGGCGACCCGTAGGTCGCCCGTGGTATTAGTATTAAGACGCTACCAGCGGAACTGAGAACCACTGAGCCGCACTATAGGCCACAAACATAACTGAGGTTTTAGCAGCCATAGAATATGCGGTGCCAGAAGCAACAGCGTTAATAGCGGCGCTGTTGGAATCATTAGCCGAATACACTTTAAGAATAGCATTAGCCGTATCATCATTTTTCACGATGACAACAAGACCTGCTACACCGGTTGGTAACGCAACACCTTTAGTTCCGTCAGCAGCCGTGACCCAGCTAAAACCAGCGCCAAGAGCGGTAGCTGTGGCTTGGTTCGTTCCTGCTGCTGCTGGTTTAGCGACAGCAAGATTAAGCGTAGACGCCGTAACTGCGCCTGTAATTGATGCGCCTGTGATCGTTGGATTTGTAATGACAGCGCCGTCGATGGTCGTGCCGCTTACAAGCTGTGGATCAGAGTAGGCAACACCAACTGGTTTGGTATTGACCATTTTAATCTCCTAAAAGAAAAGAGTGGGCCAAAGCCCACCCTATTAAGCGACGCGGTAACCAACCCAAGTAGCTGCCGCTGTGCGAACAAAGCGGAAGATGCCAGAGGTGACAGCAGCAGCCGAAGCTGAATTGATGGCAAGATAAACGTTACCAACAAACGTGACGCCTGTGTTAACAGCAAGGTTAACAACGTCGCCGCTGGTCGTTGAGATGTTGATAATAGAAACATCAAACGTGCTGCCAATCTTAGCGTTCGTCAGCAGAGCATCCAACTGCGCGCCCGTTGGAACGGTCACGACAGAAGCGCCTGCGCCGCCACTTGCAACAGTAATAATGCCTGACGTAGCTTGAGCTGCCGTAAGCGTATTAGCTGCGCCCGTTAGAGCTGTAATCGAGCCTTGGTCGCCCAATACCTGTTCATTAAGGTTGCCATCGCCTAACTGATAGCCACCACCGACTGAAGGAAGTGCCATGTGATTTAACTCCTAAATTGCGAGAAAGAAGGGGCTTTCGCCCCCTCTTATTAGCCCCAAAGACGAGCGGCCATTACCGGACGGATCGCGCTGTAGCCATACAGCACGTCAATACGGCAAGGCATACGGTCATTGTTGATGTCGTATTGGCGGACAATACGCAACGAAATGCCGTTGTGAACCTGACGCGAAGCCATATCAACACCTTGTGGAAGGAGAAGATCGGCAGTCGCGAAAGAGATCGCGTCTTTGTGATGGATCAAGTTCTGTGGATACGTCGTCGAAGCAGCGCCGAGGAATGTGATAGCAGCGCCCGAAACAGGGAAGCTGTTGACGGTTGCTAGAGCGTTTGTTGACGTATAGATCGCAGGAGAGATCGACACGCTCGAATAAGCAGACGACGCAGCGGTGTTAGCCGCAGTTACTACGAACTGCTGAAGCGAACCAGTTGACTCACGGGTCTGCGGGTTGACAGCATACACACCAGCGATGGTGAACACGTCACCAACAGCAAGTGTTTCACCGGTCGTTGCACCGCTGATGCCAATCGTTGACTGACCCTGCGTCGCAACAGTCGTCGTTACAGTGTAAGACGCTGAAGTATTACGCGAGCCGGTCGTGAACTGACGGATCGACTGCGTCATGTTCAGCTCGTCGTAGCCAAGGATACCTTCGCCCATCAAGCCGTTTTTGAACTGCTTGCTGATGGTATCAACTGGGTTGAACAAGCCTTTCATGCCTTCGATCAGACCAGCGTTAGCGGCTGGATTGACGGCGACATAACGCTGAGACATTGGCGTAGCAAATTCGTTCAGCTTCTGGTTGCCCTGAAGAAGAACAAGCGACGTAGCTGGCGTGGTGCCTGGCGTGCCAACAGAGTTATAGATCTGCTGATAAGCATTAGCGACGTCAGCGTCGATGCTGGAAGCAAGCTGAGAAATACGTGGCTTAAGCACGCGTTCAGCAAAGTCGTCCAACTGCATCGTAAGTTCGGCAGACGTAAAGTTCACGCCAATGTGCTTCTGTGAAGAAACCGTCAAAGTCGTGTATTGCTCGTTGTCGTCCTGAACCTGAAGAGCAGCGCCGTCCGTGACCAAAGCGCGGTCAGGAAGACGGATACGGAGGGTCGAACCGATCTTAGCGCCTTCGACGGCAAAGCTGTCGTCATACTGGCGGTTGACCGTGCGGGTGATTACAAGATTGTTCTCCAGAATTTCCAGAGCCTTTCTCGTAATCATATCAATTGTTAAGAGTGAATTGCTCATTTTATGTCACCTATCTGCGACGTTGAGCCTCTAACTTCCTAAGTTGCCGCTGTCTATCCGCTTCAATCCATTCAGATGTAGACATTGATTTCATTGACCGGGGGTCAGTTGTATCATACGTCGGGGCACCAGATGAACGCGGAGCAACAGGAGCAATAGGAGCAGGGGCAGTTGATGTCCTTTTAACCGGCGGATCTGACGCTAGTTTAGCCTCAAGTTTACCGATCTCCCGTGCCTGCAAGACAGGCGGTAATCTGGAAATCCGATGTGCTTCTTTTGGATTAGACCCAAGGTGATAAATCACATCGGGGCCAATATCAGAAGCCTGGATGGCCTGCGCCATTACGTCCGTTACAGGAAGATTCGGGTTATACGCGACTTGTTCAAAGTCGTCATACTTAGACCGAGCGTCTTCCTCACGGTCATGATACGCATCCAAAAGAGCCGCTTGCTGCTTTGCGGCCTCCCGTTGTGCCAGCATCTCTTGAGCTTTACGCTCGGCTAATGCTTCTGCATAAACCTGTGCGTTCTCAAAATCATCTGGCGCAGGCGGAGGTGCGACGGGCTGTTGTTTAGCCTGTTGCTCCGCAAGCCGTTGGGCCTGCTCTCTTTCCCATTTGCGCTGTTCTCTTGCGAGGCGTTTGCCTACAATCGCGTCCAGCTCTTCTTGAGTGAACGATTTCGTAGACTGTTGTTCCTCCGGCGTCGTCTCAACAGATTCAGGAGCTGCCGTAGCTTCCTGTTCCGGCGCGGGGCTGATCTCCGCTACAGCCTGTTCGTCATCACTCATGTGCTACCTAGCTTTCCGGCCAGTCGGTTAATGTGTAGTATTACTCTTTAGGTGTCTGATCGTCAACTAATACCCAAAAGTGTCTTTAATTCTTCGACCGTTATACCAGCCGCCGCAAGTTTCTCTTCCGTTGTTAAAGGAGCAGGCTCTGGTGGCGCAACGTATGGGTTAGGCGTGTTGCCTTCAGCTACCCAAGCTAGATAGGCTTGATAGTCGGTGTTAGCTTCGTCGGATGGGATGCAAGCGCCATCTTCGTCTCGGATAACGGAGCTAGTATTTGTAAGCGTGTATGTCATCTATAGCTCCGCCGTTGCCGTCTGTGAAAATCCATCCCAATATCCAATACCAGCGCTTGTAATAGTTATATATATTCGGCTACCGTCGACAGTAGGGTTATCAACGGTTCCTGCGCTGCAATTGGTATATGATCCGCCACTAACTACAACAGTAGGAGATGTTCGCATTGTTACAGGGTGAGCATACCACGCACCATTTGTTGAGCTTGTCCCTGCATAATTAAGTGTATTTATTGATGCTCTTTTGAAATAATACCTCTGACACTGCGCCAACTGATCGGAGTAAATTTGCCGCTCATACGGAGTGGCGACTGAGCCTGCCTCAAGCTGCACGTTGCCAATTTGCCAAGTGCCGCTTGTCTGAGCGCCGACAGTGAACAGGATCTCAATGCCAGTCGTAGCCGCCGCAGGAATAGAAATATTGGTCGTATATTGCGTAAGCGTGCTGGTAACCGTAAACGTGCCAGTAGCAATTTGGGTTTTGGTTGGCGTTCCAATAGTTCCAAACGTATCGGCAGTATTAGCGTAACTGGCTGTCCAAGTTACTGTTGTAAGGACAGAGTTAGCCAAATTAACCGAAAGAGTAGCTGTCTGACCGGCCAAATCATAACTGTTAAGCTGCTCGATTCGTTGACCGACGCCGACTGCCGTAACAGAAGCCGCACCTGTAATTTGAAGAAGATTTTTGTTGCTGCCAGAACCAGCGACTTGAGCCGCTGTGACGTTCGCACCAGTGCTATATACATACCATCTATCTACGCAAGGATAGCCAGTTGAGGCTGTCGGAACAGCCGTCCCTGCCGTGACTGTCGCTGATGTAGCTCTCTGAGCTATATACATATTCCCATTGATAATACGATTGCGCTTGAAGCTGCTTCCCATAATAACTGTGCCGGACGTCGAGATAGTCCCAAGGCCAGTAGTTGTGGTTGGTGCAGTTCCAGAAATAGCGGTGCCAAGCAATAAGCTGCCGTAAGTATCCAAACGCGCATTTGCTACGCCGCTCGTATAAAACGACATCGGCAAATATGTGCCAGTTCCATTAATGCCCGACACCAACTGGACGTCTGTCGAACCATTGGTTGCAATCAAGATCTTGCTAGCATTTGTTGGATCGGCAGCATTAGTTGCCTGCCAGCTTGCGGCAGTTGCTGTGCCGTTAGGTAGAGCATAAATGCCGGTCGAAGCATTGGTTGTGCTAGTCTGAAAAGCCCTGCGGCTATTGACCGTAGCATTGTCAAAGTCGGCCAATATACGACCAGCGGTGCCAGTATATGTCTCATTGCCGCTAATAGTTGGCGTCGTAATTGTTGGCGATGTTGAAAACACAAGATTTGTGCTTGTCGTGCCTGTAGCGCCAGTGGCGGTATAACCCGTGATATTATTAAAAGCCGTGATACCAGCGGTTCCTGTAGCCGTGCCACCTTGAGCGACAGCCAGATAACCACTAGCATTAAGAACGGCCAATCCACTTGCGCCGTTTGTGGAGTTTCCTAACGCTGTAGCTACGCCCGTACCAAGACTGGCGATACCTGAAATAGGAAGACCAGTGCAACTCGTCAACGTGCCGCTAGACGGTGTGCCAAGAGCACCGCCATTAACAACAAATGCGCCAGCCGTGCCGACATTAACGGCTAAAGCAGTAGCAACATTCGTGCCGAGCCCACTAATGCCTGTGCTAACAGGTAAACCTGTGCAGCTTGTTAATGTGCCGCTAGATGGCGTCCCTAATGCACCGCCATTAACAACAAATGCGCCAGCCGACCCGACATTAACGGCTAAAGCAGTAGCAACACCTGTTCCTAAACCGCTGACACCTGTAGAAATTGGTAAGCCTGTGCAGTTTGTTAATGTGCCAGATGTCGGTGTGCCAAGTATTGGTGTAACAAGCGTCGGCGACGTAGCGAGGACAACATTTCCAGAGCCAGTCGTTGCAAGCTCGCCTAAGACGCCAGCGTTATCATAAAGAATACGACCAGTTGTGCCACCTGAAATGGCAGTAGAACCGATTGTTAAACCAGACGCTACTGTTGTCCAAGTCGTATTACCGGCACCGTCAGTTTGTAAATATTGTCCGTTCGTTCCCGCTGATGTTGGGAAGGTCAGTGACCATGCAACAGAATTATTGCCCGATTTTAAACTGATAGCATTAGCGCTAAGAGAATTATAAAGGTTAAATACGCCGCTTGTTGTTGAAGCTACGCCGACGCCAACTGTCGCGGTGCCGTTGAATGTAAATCCTGGCGAACCGCCAAAGGAACCCGCGTTATTATACTGAACTTGCGTGGTTGAGCCGCCAGGCGAGCCCCCGCCACCACCGCCGCCTGCCGCCCAAGTCGTATTACCAAGACCGTCAGTCTGAAGATAATATCCGTTCGTTCCTGCGGTCGTTGGCAGTTTCATTGTCCATGTGCCTGCCACATCAGCAACAGACAAAGCAACGGTGCCAGAAGTTGTGCCTTTAAGATTGACTATACCCGTCGAAGAAGACGTTGTGCCAACCGTAATATTGGTATCAAATGTCGGCGCAGTTGAAAAAACATTATTATTTGTGCCGGTTTTAGTTGTAAGAGCCGATAGAAGATTCGCGCTCGATGGCGTCGCCAAAAACGTCGCAACACCTGTCCCAAGGCCGCTAACGCCTGTGCTAATAGGTAGTCCCGTCGCATTTGTCAGAGTCCCTGACGATGGCGTGCCAAGAGCGCCGCCATTAACAACGAAAGCGCCAGCCGATCCGACATTAACGCCGAGAGCGGTAGCTACGCTTGTGCCGAAAGATGTAATGCCCGTGCCGCCACTAGCCACCGGCAACGTGCCCGTTACACCTGTCGTAAGAGGCAAACCTGTTGCATTGGTCAATGTAACCGATGATGGTGTGCCAAGTGCGGGTGTGGTAAGTGTTGGGCTGGTTGCGAGAACAATACCGCCAGACCCTGTAACATTCTGACCAAGAGCTGTAGCTACGCCTGTGCCGAAAGACGTGATTCCTGTGCCGCCGTTAGCTACTGGCAGCGTGCCTGTAACGCCAGATGTCAGCGGAAGACCTATTGCGTTAGTTAGCGTGCCGCTGGATGGTGTGCCTAATGCTCCACCATTAACGACAAAAGCGCCAGCAGACCCAACATTATTAGAAAGAGCTGTAGCTACGCCAGTCCCAAGACCACCAAGACCTGAAGCTGGATAGCCTGTGCAGCTCGATAAATTACCACTAGATGGCGTTCCAAGAGCGCCGCCTTTAACTACAAATGCGCCGTCTGTGCCAACATTAACAGCCAAAGCCGTCAATACACCCGTGCCAGTGCCTGTCAGACCCGTCGAGATCGGCAGACCAGTGGCATTTGTCAGCGTCAGAGCTGATGGAACGCCAAGATTAGGCGTTAAAAGCGTCGGGCTAGTCGCTAATACGATGCTGCCAGAGCCAGTTGTTGAGTTACCGAGCGCTGTGACCGTGCCGCTGGTCGGGAATGTCAGCGTAGTCGTGCCGGTAAATGTAAATGTAGCGCTATAAGCACCTGACGTAATAAGGCTTGAGCCATCAGCCATCGTCAGCGTTGCATTATTC